GACCTGCCCCATCTGCGGCCGCCGCTACCGCAGCCCCGGGCCCGCCCCGTGGTGCACGGTCGGGTGCATGGGCGAGGTCTACCGCGAGCCCGAGCCCGCCCCGGTGCCCGATGTTGGGCGCGGGCGGGCGGCGAGGACACACAGGAGCGCCGCGGGTGCGGCGAAGGAGGACCGATGACCCCAACCGAAATGCTGCGGCGGGCTGCTGACATGCCAGAGGAGGACGTCGACCGCATGGCTGCCGCCTTGGGCTGGCCATCGGTCGAGGAAGCCCACGCGGGCGGGGCGTTCTCGACAAGTTTCTACAACACCCCGGCGCGGTTCCATTGCGAGCCCGACGAGCGCGCTCGGTTTGAGCCCTTCGCGACGTGGCTCGCCGGGCCGATGTATGTGACCAGCGCAGGCCGATGCATGGTGGCCCTGAGGCTGCTGGCCGAGGGTGCGGTGGATGGCGACGGGGAGGAGTGAGCCCCCTGTCACCGCGTGAAATCCCGGCCACCCCGCCCGCGCGGTAGACTCCGGGCAGGCTCGCCCCACCCCTCCCGGCGGTCGCGGCGTGCCCGGGGGGAGCGTGACCGACACCCGCAGGCAGGCCCACCCGCAGCCCAGCGCCGCCTCCGAGGGCCAGCCCGCGCCGGTCCTCGCGCCGCGCCCTGACGTCGTGGAGGCGTGCCTGGGGGTGCGGGCGGACATCACCGCGGCCGTGCGCACCGACCGGGCCCACGCGGACCTGTGGGCGGTGCACGCGGCCGTCGGCGGGCTTCTCGCCGCAGAGCTCGCCGGGGCCGGGCGACTGCCGCTGGCGGTGGCGTGGGCCCGGCTGGTCTGGCGCTGCGCTGTCGTCGTCGCCCGGTGGGGCGGGCCGATGCCGCCTACGACTTGAAGGCGCGCCGGGCGGCCGCCTTGACCGCGGCAGCAGTCATGCCGCGGGCGGTCGCGGCAGCCATGAGGCGCCCGGTCCACGCGGGCAGCTTGACGGCGCAGTCGTCGTACCAGTCCGACAGGCTGACGTTGGCATCGTCGGCGCTGGCCTGCAGCGTGGCGAACTGCGCGTTGGTGGGGCTGTCCCCGGTGCCGGTCGACACGTGGAGCATCCGGCCGTCGGGGCACTCTTCCATGCCGACCCAGACCTCGCGGTGGGTGGCGCTGAACGTGTCGTTGCCGCTGTTGGTTTCGATCTTGCCCATGTCAGGACTCCAAGGGGCCGCGGGGCACCGAGGCGGGGCCGGGCGCGGCGGTGGACGTGTGGAGGTCAGCGATCAGGTTGTCAGCGACCGACAAGGCCATCCCGAGGACCATCGCGGCGATTGACAGGCCGGGCTCTGTCGCGGGGGCCGGCTCGGGCAGTGCGGGTGCGACAGGGGGCCGGCGCGACGGCATCGGCGCAGGGGCCGCGGGCTGGACGAGGGCGAGGTTCATTGACGACTCCGGGCGGCCGCTTCGGCCACGGCGATCAGGTCGCGGATTCGCTCAAGCGCCGCGGCAGTCTTCGCGGCCTCAAGGTCGACGCGGTGCTCAAGCGCGGCCATCGCCTCCCGCATCTTCGCGCGCTCTTCGGCGTGCCGCGCGGCTTCGTCCCGCCATTGCTTCCACGCCGCGGCGAGGGCAGCGAGGATTACGCCGGAGGGGCCTGCACCCTGTAGCAGCGGGGCGAGCGCGCCGAGGTCACCGGCGGCCGCGGCGCCCGGCACAGGCGCGACGTCGACCTGCGCGCCGGCGGTGGCGGCGAAGGCTGCGACGGCGAAGGCCACGGCGCCCGCGACGACGACGAGGGCGGGGCCGCGGAGGTGGGCGGGGATGCGGGGGATGGCAGGCATGGACGGCATCATACCCCGCGGACTTCCCAATGGGGCCCGTCTTTGGTGCGCTCCCAGTCGCCGCCCCACGACAGGGTCACCCCGCCGGTCAGGCCCTCGTTGGTCATCTTCGCCCATTCGGCCTTGATGATGGGCGCGACGGCATGGTAGGCAGCCCAATCCCACGACACCGACCCTTTGACGATGGGGGCGACATCGACGGCGTGCGAGGGCGAGGCGTTGTGCTTCGACTGTCCCGGCTTCGCGTTCGTGACGGTCTTCTCACCTGGGATGCCGCGCCGGCCCTTGGCGTAGAGCTCGGCCTGTTCCGCGTTGGTCCGGTGGCCGTAGAGTACGGTCAGATCGTGCGGCAGGTCGGGGCGCTTGATGACCCGCGCGAAGAGCTCGCGGAGGAGTTCGTGGCAGGTCTGCAGGCGCGCGATGGATGTGGGGCCCCAAGCGTACGGCATCGGTTCAGTCCTTGTCCGCGAGGTCCGCGATCAGGTCGGCGGCGAGCTCGGCGAGGTCGGCAGCCAAGCGCCGGATCTCGGCGGGGGTGAAGCCGCCGGCCGATGCGACGGTCACGCGGGCGGCGAGGCGCAGAAGGCGGGCGATCAAAGCGGGCTTCATGTCAGCACTCCGGGATGGGCGCGCGGGCTGCGCGACGGGTGGCGTAGGCGCAGAGGTCGGCGGTGGTCAGGCGGTGGACGTGCGGCGCGGCGCCGGATCGGCGGACGATGACGATCATCACGGCTCCCGCATGCGGCAGGCAAGGTCGAAGGCTGCGAACCCGAGATGGTACAGGTTGCCGCTGGCACCCAGTTCCCACGCAGTCGACGCGCTCCGATCCGGGCCAAGGAGCGCAACCGCAACACCCTGCACATCGCCGGACTCGGCGCGCGCAAGGAGGTCTTTCAGGAAGGCGATCACGGCGGGGTCGGGTTGCACGGTCGCCAGTCGGATTGGTGGAGTCATCGGGCCCCCTGTGCCCAGCGGACCACGTCGTTGTGCAGCGCAGCGGCGCGGTCGATCAGGTCGGCGGGGGCGTTGGCGGCGCGCAGGTAGACACAGAGGTCGGCGGACTCTTGCGGGGACTCGATGACCGCGCCGGGCCAGCCGATGCGCAGCGGCGCGCCGTAGTGCGCTTCGCCGTGGTCAAGGCGGGTCAGGATGAAGGCGCGGGCCTCGGGGGTGAGGGTCGCGGGCAGGTGGTCGCGGACGGCGGGGCCGTCGGTGTCGCACGGGCCGCAGTCGTGTAGGGCGAGGTCGACGGCGGGGGTCACGACGGCAGGCCGTCAAGCTGGCCCGCAGCGAGGGCGGCGGCCAGACCTGCGCAGACTGCATCGGCGATGGCGGTGCGGCCGGCGTCGTAGGCGGCGAGGTCGGCAGGGTCGGTCGGGGGCGTGGTGGTGGCGCAGACGCGGGCGGGGGGCTGCGTGAGGGTCAGGCGCAAGTGTACGGCGGGGACGTTGTCCTCGCCCATCCATGCGACTTCGATCACGGCAGCGGCAGCGGTAGGGGTGCTCATGCGGTCCTCAGACGTTGCGGGTCTTGACGACAACGCGGGTCAGGGTGAACCCGGCTTGCAACTGGGCCATGATGCCGCCGAAGAGCGACGCGCCGAAGCGGGTGCCGGCCGGGGCGTCGCTGACGTCGGCGGTGACGGTCGAGGACAGGAGCACCGCCCCGGTCAGTGCAGTCAGGTCGGCGTCGCTCGGGGCGGTGGTGCCGTAGAAGGCCCACAGTACCGACCCGCCTTGAATCAGCAGCGTCACACACCATGCGCCGGTCGGCGTGGCCTCCGCCGATCCCCAGTTGGTGAACGACTCGTTGGTGGCGATGCGGCGCTGCTGTTGCGTCGTGGAGAGCAGGCCCTGCACGGTGTTCGATGTGCCGGTCGAGAACCGGGCTTGGTCGGCGCTGATGCCGACGCGCCACGCGGTGCCCGCCCCTGTCCAGTCGGTCAGGTTCGTCAGGTAGAAGGTCACGGCGAGGCCGTTCATCGCGTCGGCAGGGAGGGTCAGCCCCGCGGCGGACTCGAGGTCGATCAGCGCGTTGACGCTGCCGGTCGCGCTCGCGCCGTCGCACCGCAGGCCGGTCGCGCCGGCGGTGACGGTGCCGGCGTTCGATGCCGACGACGCCCACACCGATGCGACTGTGGCGCCGCCCGATGCCCGGGTCACGGTGTTGACCACGCCGTCGGTCAGCGTCGCTGTGGTCAGACCGGTCAGGTCGAGGTCGAGGGCGGCGGTCCAGCCGGCCGCATCGCCGGCGACGTTGACCAGCGCGCTGCTCTGCGAAGTCTGCCCGCCCGACGACGCGGTGATCGTCGGGGCGTAGGCTGTGCCGTTGGCGACGGTCCACGTCCACGGGCCGAGGTTCGAGCCCGACGCGGTCGGCGTGCTGCCGTCGCTGCCGCGGACGGCGCAGGCGTAGGTGGTGCCGGCCGGTGCGCCGGGGTGGGTCCACGTGGCCGAGGCGGATGTGGTGCCGCCGGCGAGGCTTTGGACGGCGGGGGGCGTGGGGGCGGTCAGGTCGGTGACCCCGCCGGGACGCGGGATGATGCGGGTGCGGATGCGCGGCATGGTCAGGCGCCCACGACGACGTGGGCCACGTCGTTCGCGCCGTCGCCGGCGATGTACAGGACCACCGCATGCGCGCCGGGCGACGAGTTGACCATGAAGGGCACACTCTCCTCAAGCCGCACGGCATCGGCGTTGTACGCCGCGCCATCGGTGCCGCTGTGCGAGACGAAGCCGGCGGAGGGGGTCGTGTTGTCCGACGCGAAGATCCGGACGCTGATCTCGCGGGCCCACCGAGGGAAGGTGACGCGGGTCACGTTGCCGGCGGTCCCGCCCAGCGCGACCTGATCGGTGATGGGGCCGGGGCTGCCGGTCTTGGTGACGTTGAAGGCCATCGGACACCTCGCACGGGTAGGGTATCACAGGGCGCGGCGGGCGGCTATCGCGGCGGCGCGGGCTTAGGTGCGCTCTACTGACCACAGGCCAAGCAACCACCGGCCGCCCTGCCACCGCTTCGACCGGACCCACAGGACGCGGTCTGTCCAGCCCAGCGCCGGGTCGGTGACCGCGACGGCATCGCCGGGGGACAGGTGCGACACAGACAGGGGCGCGCTGTAGGTGACGGTGTAGGGCCGGCCGGCGCGCAGGGCCAGCCATGACAGCCCGAGCGCGTACAGGGTGCGCTCCTCTTGCGCCCACGGCAGGGTCAGCGTCTGGTCTTCGGGCGCCTGCGTCTCGGCGGGGACTTCGCGGGTGCGGGACGTGAAGCCTGCGCGGCGGCCGATGGTGCCGGCGGTGCTGCCGACCGTGTCCGCTTGGCTGTCGAGGATGACGGTGCGGGCCGATCCGCCGGTGAGCATGTTTTGCCCGCCTTGGATGGTCAGGCGCACGGGGGCGGGGCCGTCGTCGTAGACCACGGCATCCAGCCGCACCCATCCGGCCTCGGGGCTGCCGTCGGCCGCGGCCTGTGCGGCGGTGGCGTTGGGGTCGAGGTAGCCCAGGATCAGGCCGTCGGGGCCGGCGCGCAGGGTGACGGGTAGGTAGGGCAAGACCTGCGTCGACAGGTACTCCCACGCGGTGACTTCGGGGTCATTGAGGTACAGGTCGAAGCGGTAGCCGCGCAGGTTGTCGATAGCCGGTGCGCTGCGGCCTGTGTCGAACGGCAGGCCGGCGCGGGCCAACAGGTAGCGGATCGCCTCGCCGGCCGTTGATGGGCGGCCGGGTCGGGATGCGCCGCCCGCACCGGACGCCTCAGACCACGCGACGGCGAAGACGTCGGCCGTGTCGCTGATGGTCGCGGCTGCGGTGATGTCGACGTAGTGGTAGGCTTGCCCGCTGTCGGTGATTGACGTCTTCAGCGGGAAGGCTTCGGACGCGCTGCCGTCGCTGATGGTGACGTCGTCGCCCGTGGTGGTGACGCTGTCGCCTGCGACCAAGAGCAGCGACACCGGGCCGCCGAGCGTTGCGATGGGGTAGGCTGGCGTGCTGTACAGGCCGATGAGGGACGCGCCGGGCTGCCCGATCACGAGGGGGAAGGGGTAGCCGGCGGCGTCCTCGCGGACGGTCGGGAAGTCGCCCTCGGTGATCACGGCCTGCGGGGAGAGCAGCGGGACGCGGGAGGTCCACGGGGTGGCCTCAAGCGATGCCGCAAACCACGATGCGGGGCGCTGCGGGTCGCCCCACGCGGGCTGCGCGAGGCGGCCGCGGGCCACGAAGACGCGCGCGCCGTAGGTGCCGGTCAGCGGGGCGCCGATGCGGGGAGGGGTGACCAGCACGTAGGACAGGACCGCTTCGGCTTCGCGCAGGTCGATCCCGCGGGCGGCGAGGTAGGCGGGGGTCGGCGTGATGTGCGCCTCAAGCGCGACGGTCTGCGACGCGGGGCGCACAGTCAGAAGGTCGATCTCTTCGGCGAAGTCAATGTCTGACAGACCGCCCGCGTACTCGACAGGCGCGCCGTCGTCGTCAAGGACGATTGGCTGCGTCGACAGGCGGAAGGTCACGCCCGGCAGGTCAAGGTCCAGAAGCCAAACCATCTCGGCGTCAGCGCGCGGCATCAGACCTCCTCAGTGATGACGAGGTTGCCGGACCGGTGGACTTCGTCGGCGAGCTCTTCGCCTTGGATCGTGTCGAGGTTGTCCGTCGCCGATGCCGTGCCGACGATCAGGCCGGCGCGGCGGTGGATCGTCTGCGTCGTCGTGATCGGCAGGGTGACCTTGGGCAAGAGCGCGACCATGCGCCCGTCGGCCTCGTTCAGCAATCCGGTGAGGCTGTGCAGCGTGGCGGCGTTGGCGTTGCTTGCGTCGGCGCTGTCGTAGTCCGGGTAGTCCGGCTCGGGGCTCGCGGCCCACATCTGGGTTTCATCCACGCCATCCGCCCAGGTCATCTGGATGACGCGGCGCGCGGGGGCGGGGCGGGCGAGGTAGGTGCTCCGGTCCGGCTGGACTTCGACGACAGACCCGCGCTCGGTGGTCTGTGTGCGGCCCCAACTGTACGGCTGCGCGAAGAGGTGGAGCGGGCCAAGGACCATCTGCCCGATGGTGTAGAAGTCGTCGGCGGTCTGCTGCGCGTCGATCAGGATTCGCCAGCCGTCGGCGCTTGCGGCGAACGGGAAGACGACCGCGACGTCGGGGGACCACAGGCGCATCGTGCCGCTGGTCTGCTCTGTGCCTGCGACGCCGGTCAGGGTCAGGCGGCAGACCGGGCCGCCGTAGGTGCCGGTCGACAGCTTGCCCTCGGTGTTGTGCCGGATCTTGCGCTGCGCGATCAGGATGCCACCACTGATGTTGCCGAACTGCGCGGTCCAGCCGGTGAGCTCGCCGGTCGCGAAGTAGGGCCGGGCGGCGTCGTAGGTTGACGGGGTGAGCACGTCGCCGGTACGGGTGAAGCCGATTGCGGTGGACGAGGTTGCCGCGTCAATCGTCGCTTGCGTCGTCCACGTCCCGCCGACGCGGGCTTGGATGGCCCCGGTGCGCCAGTTGATGCCGCGAAGGATCAGGGCCATCACGGGGGCGGTCGGGGCGCTGTCGGCGCCGGTCGACTGCAGTTGGATGGCGATGGTCTGCTGGACGTTGTCGCCGGTGGAGCGCCAGCCGAGGCGCGGCGAGCGCGCGACTTGGGGCAGGATGCGGGCGGCGCTGAAGACAGCATCAGGGGTGACGGTCCACGTCTGCCCGGTCAGGTAGGGTCCGCGCAGGCCGGACAGGGCGGCGCCGCTGCGGGCGTAGGCGAAGCGCGGGGCGGCGGGGATCTGCCGGCCCTTGAGGATGTCGGGGAGATACGCCGGGTCGAACGCGTCCCAATGGGCCTGCGTGCCGACGTTGCTGTAGCCGGCGCGGTCGCCGAAGGACACAGCGAGGAAAAACCAGCGCGAAGTCACAGCGCCGGCCACGCCCGCGAAGGAGCCGAACTGGATGCGGTGATTGCCGACGGTGCCGCCATCGTCGGTGAGCGTTGCCGTGTCGAGAAGCGTCCACTCGCGGATTTCAGCATCGGCCCACCCGCGAACCCACACAGCGACCGCACCCGTTGACCCATCGAGGCCCACGCGGACGTGCTTTGGTCCGGTGGCCAGCGTGGCGGATGCCATGATCTGCGTGTTGCTGACGTTGTCGTAAACGACGACCGCGACTGTGTTTACGCGGACGCTGACCTCGTAGCCGTACACGCCGTCATCCACGCGACAGCGCAGGGCGATCCGTTCGGTGGTGGTGTCCGGGTTGGTGACCGCTTCGATGGCGGCCTCACAGATCAGCGTGTCCCCGGGGGTGTCGCGGGCGGACGGGTCTGCGACGACCGGATCATTGAAGGCGCCGTAGGCGGTGGATGCCAGCGGCGCGCTGAGGTTCAGGCGGCCGGGGGCGGACAGGGTCGACGATGCCGTTCCGGTCTCGGTCCACGTCACGCTGCTGGGGATCGCGGACGGCTCTTCGTAGGGGAGCCACGTCCAGTCCCACGACGCTTGGTCTTGGTAGCGAGCGGCGCGGTTGATTGGGGGCAGGCATTGGGTGGTCAGGCCGCCCAGGTAGGCAAAGCCCAAGCTGTTGCCGTAGGTTGCGGTCGGGGCGTTCCAGTTGTGCGCGACCACAAAGCGGCCGCGGTGGGCGCAGGCGGCGAGGCTGTGGGTGAAGACGGCCTCGGGGGTGACGCCGGTATCGCCGTTGTTGGGGCTGACCCACCGTGCGCTGTAGGCGTAGCCGGACGGGTCGTTGGCGCTTTGCACGTCCTGACCCCAAGGGATCCACGTCACGCCGAGGTCTTCTGACGCGAAGACCTGCCCACGGTAGATTTTCGTGTCCGGGTCGGGGCTGTACTGCGAGGCGAAGGCGTACACGGTGCCGACTTCGTCGACGGCGAGCCCGAAGCCGTTGTGTCTGCTGACGGTGCCCGCGCCGGTGTCGGTGAGGTAGGCGGAGCCCAGGCCGGTCGAAGAGCCCAGCGTGGCGATCACCGACGACGCGGAGGACTGGAACGCGGACCCGTAGCGCCGGACCTTCGTGCTGTAGGCGCCCGCCGCGAAGGCCCCGAAGATGGCCAAGAACTGCCCGCCGACTGCGACGACGTCGACACCGCCCTCGCCGGACAGGGTGCTGACGCGGGAGAAGGAGCACCCAAGGTCATCGGAGGCCCACTGGTACACGGTGTTGGTGGTGCCCGACCGCGTGTGCAGGAAGAGGATGATCTGCCCGTTGGCGTAGGCGGCCCGCAGGCGCCGGACGGTGTTGGCTGTCACGCCCTGAACGGTGGTGCTGTCCACACCGGCGGGCGCGGCGGCCTCGGTCCACGTCGCGCCGTCGTCGTCGCTGTAGAGCGACCACACATAGGCGACGCTGCCGGTCGGGGACTCCACCGCGACGAACAACATCACGCGGTCGCCGACCATCACGAGGCAGGGGCCGTAGGGAGCGAGGCCGCGGGTACTGACGCTGATCTCGCCGCCCCAGGACGTGGCGCCGGTGGCCTTGCGGTAGACGACGAGGGAGCCGGTGCTGGTGCCTTTGCGGGCGCAGGCCAGGAGCGTCCCGGCGGGGGTAGCGCAGACGTGCGGCTGCGTCAGGTAGTCGGCCGTCGTGTTGGTGTAGGCGGCGGCGTCCCAGAATGCCACGCTTCCGGGGCCCTCCCATCCCGCCCATCCGGTCGACCCGTCTGGGGACGTGGCGAAGGTCGCCGCGGTGGACTGCGACGACGGCAGTCCGGCGGACTGGGCGCGGGCGGTGAAGGCTGCCGTCTGCTCGCCCTTGGCCCGTAGGCTGCCCTGGTAGGCGCCTGCAGGCTCGGGGATGCCTGCCCGGGGTGATGCCTCGGTGTAGCTGCTGTGCGCGGCCCACGGGGCCGTGGCGGCGTCCAGGCGGGGGTCCATGACCACGAGGGCGGGATGCTGTGCGCGGGTCGTCGTGGACATTCAGTACCCCAGCGCGCCGACGGGGCGCCCGCGGAAGGTAGCACGTTGCAAGGCGCCGCTGCGCTCCAACTCATCGCGGACGAAGCGGCCGAAGTGCTTGTAGACGGGGAGCACGATGGGCGCGCTGTTCTGGCCCTCGCCGCGATTGAGCGCGTCGACGCCGGTCTGCCCGCCGACGGCCCGCACGGCTTGGCGGGAGAGGACCGCTTCACCGGGCAGGGCGTTGATCGGCACTTGGTCGGCCATGCGGGTGCCGCCTTGGATCATGCCGCCGCGGTCAAACGCGGGCTTTTGACCGGCGATCACGCCGACCTGCGCGGCCGTGGCGGCGCTGATGCCGGCGGTGGCCAGCGCCCCGGCGACGGGCCCCAGCGTGGCGAGGGCGCGGGTGATGGCCACCGCACCGTTGATCGTGGCCTCGGCGATGGCGGCGGCCTTCGACGCCTTGAACTGCCGCAGGGCCAGCGCGCGGTCGCGCTTTGCGTTGGCCTCGGACTGCTGCGCGAGAAGGTCGCTGATGCCGCTGGCGAAGGTGGACGATGCGTTGGCGAAGTCCTGCGCGTTCTTCATCCGCAGGTCGTGGCGCGCCTTCTCGGCCTTGGCGAAGGCTTCCGTCTCGGCGGCGATGACCTTGTGGCGCGCCTCAATGTATTCGGCGTCTTGCTTCTCGCGGAGGGCCGCGGTGTCGGCGTAAAGCTGCTCGCGGACGGCGCTCTCGGCGTTGGCAGCCTTCAGCACAAGGTCCGGCTGGTCTGCGTATTTGTCTTGGATCTCGGTCAGAACCTTGATGCGCGCGGCGGCTTCGATGCCAAGCTTGCGCTCGGCGTCTGCGCCCGCGGCGGCCAGCTCGTCGACCACGCCCTGAACGTCGGCGTAGGCGGCGGCGATGTCGCGCTCGGCTTTGGCGGCGTCCTTGGTGGCGGCGGTGCGGTCCTTGCGGGCGCTGGTGGCGTTGCGCTCGGATGCGGTCGCGTCGTCAAGCGCCTGCCGGGCCATGCGTGTGCTGTCGATGTCGTCAAGCTGTTGGTTGTAGTATGCCTGCGCCTGCGCGATCTTCTCGTCTTCGACGCGGATGGCTTCTTGGTTGGCCTTCAGCATCCGCCGGGCTTCGGCGCGCTCGCTGTACAGGGCCTCGGTGTTCTTAGTGACAGCCTTCAGCGTCTCTTGATCGGCGACCAACTTCGCCTTGGTGGTCGTGATGGCGAGCATCTTCTCGCGGGTCTCGTCTGCCAGCGCTTGGCGGTCGCGCTTGGCAGCGACCTCGTGCTCATTGAGCGCGCCGATCTCCAGAAGCAAGTCCTCGCGCCGCTTGTCGGCCGCGACCTTCAGGTCGTTGAGGGCCTTGCGCTGTGCGTCGATAGCCTGGGATGATGCGACGACCGAGTCGGTGAGCCGGTCAAACGTGGCCATGAGACGGTTGTTGCCGTCGGCGTTGTCGTCGGTGGCGTTGGCGAGGAAGCTGTAGGCTGTGACCGCTGCGGCGACCGCGACCGCGGCAATGGCGAGGGCCCCGCCCGCGGCCTTGGCTTTGGTGATCAGGCCGCCGAAGCTGTTCTGCAGGAGCTCGGTCGCGTCCTCCGCTTCGCCGAAGATTTCGGCCAACTGCGGGCCTTGCTGCATGAGCACGGTGAACGGGGATTGGCCGGCCAAGAGGCTGTTCGCAAAGTCGCCGACGTTCTTGCGCAGGCTCATCGTCTGCTGTTGCAGCTTCCACGTCGACCCGGCGGCCTTGGTCGCGCCCTCTTCGACGGCATCGAGCGTCTGCTTTGCCGGCGCAGTCAGGGCCGACAGGGACGCGCTGTAGTCTGCCGATGCATGAGCAAGGGCCTTCTGCGCTTGCGCGGTGTTGCCGGTCAGCTTGCCCAGCCGCTCGATCTCGGCGGCCTGCCGCTGGAACTTGAGGGTAAGCTGTTCGACGGGGTCACCGGCCGCGGCATACTCGGCCAGCTTCGCCACGGCGCGCTCGGTCTCGCGAGCGGCCGATGCCTGCGCGGCACCGGACGCCTTGGCGGCGGCGATGGACGCGGCGGTGGCCTGCTTGAAGCTGCGCTCCAGCGCGACGGCCATCTGCTTTGCGGAGCCCGAGGCGTCGTCGGGGATGCTGCGCAGCTTGCGCTGCAGCTCGCTGATATCGGCCCGCAGGGTCAGTGTTGCTACGTCGCCCACGGCTACCCTCCGGCGAGCCGGCGCAGCTCTGCGGCGGCTTCGGCTACTATAGCCCGCTCGGCGTCCTTGCGCATACGGCGGATGGTCTGCCAGTAGTGCCCGCGGTGAACGAAGACCACGTAGGGCACAAGGCCCTTGCGTCCGGTCTGGCGTTCGAGCGCTTCGATGACCCGCAGCTCGCGGAGCTCTTCGGGGGTCAGGCTGTCACCGCGGTCAAGGGCGGCCTGCAGCTCTACCCGGCGGCTGCGCAGGCGGCTGATCTTGCCGTAGTTGGATGCGTCGTTCTCTACCGATGCGCTGAGGATGGTGCCGCCGGCGCGCTCTTCGACGGTGCGCAGGAAGTCGAACGCGTCGCGGCTGTTGCCCGTGGCGGTCGGGAAGCGGCTGTCACCCGGGCGGGGGTACTCCCGGGCGACGTATGCCTCGGCGGCGTTCAGGTAGTCGTCCAGCGCGCCGGACACGGCGGGGGCCATGCCCTTGACCATCGCGTCGATCTGCGCCGACAGGGCGGCGTCGATCTCGACGGTCACCTTGCCGGCGCGGGCTCTGATCGGGCGGGCCACGGTCACCTCTTGCGCGCGGGGGGTGTGTAGTGCGGGATCTTCTGCGCGGTCGGGGCCTGCGGTTGGCAGTACACCCGATACCACGCGGTCAGGCTGACCCGGTCCTCGCGGGAGAGTGTGCCCCACCACGCGGGCGGCTGGCCCCATAGGCGGCAGATCTCGAGGGTCTGCCAGTCGATCCGGCCTACGGGGCTGCGGTAAAACCCTCCTCGGCGGCCACTTCATCCTCGAAGAGCACGGCGGCGGCGAGCGCCTCCATGCACATCCCGCCGGCCTGACAGATCGCCGTGAAGCCGACGCGCTTAGCCTGCAGGGCATCGAAGACCGCCTCACCGAAGGCGGCCGGGTTGCCCTTCCACACGGCCCCGTGGGCGTCCACACAGAGGCCAAGGGCGGCGGCGAGGGAGACGTGCGCGGGGGTGTCTTTGCCACCCAACTGCAGGACCGCCGCGGCGCGCGCGGGGCTCTTCGGTGGGTGGACGGCGTAGGACGCGCCGCCAAGCGTGATCGTGGTGGGCAGGGGCATCGGGGCTCTCCGATGGGGGTGGGATGCCGGGCCGCGGGCGCCCGGCGGGGTGGGTGCGCTGCGGGCGATCAGGCCGGGGTGATCGTGCCGTAGACCGTGCCGTTGATCGTGAAGGTGTTCGGCTCGCCCTCGGAGAAGTCGATCCGGCAGTCGACGTCTTCCATCGTGATGACGTGGTCGGTGGCGTCGCCCAAGTCGGTGCCCTCGATGGTCAGCACGATGTCCACGGTGTAGACGTCGCCGGTCGTTGCGGTGGTCGACACGTTGGCGCTGTAGCTGTTCTTCTTGCGCAGGAAGTCGACGATGGTGCGGTCGGACGCATCGGACAGGTCGGCCATGTGCGCAGAGAACGAGACGGTGGGGTACTCGCGGGCGCCGCGGCGCAGGCTGTTGAGCGTGCCACGGGACTCGTAGGCGTTGGTCGCCCGGCCAAGCGCATCCTGCGCCAGACCCGACAGGGACAGGTCGCCAGCGCTGAACGGCACGGTCAGGGTCACCGGGGTGCCGGTGCCGTCCTTCAGGGTGATCGATCCGTCGGTGAAGTGCTTGATGACGACGCTGGCTGCCATGTCGGCCTCCTACTGGAGCGGGATTGTGTGGGCGGCCGTCCACGTCAGGACGGTGATCAGGGTCCGGTTGTCGCCGCTCACGGTGCGGGTCGAGCCGGTCAGGGTGAAGCGGGGGAGGCTGGCCCGGGTGATGCCCGCGCAGGCCAATCGTAGCACGTCCTCTTCGGCGAGGGCGGCTTGAAAGTCGGCGGCCGTGCCGTCGGCGCGCAGGGGGCGACTGAAGCCGACCTCGACGGTTGTCTCGACGTGCGTGCCCTCGGTCAGCTTCTGGCGCTCGGCGGGCGGGATGCGTGCGCTTGCCGGGGCCCACACGGACCACGCGCGGGCCATCTTCGCCTCGGTGTCCTGCCCCAACTGCGGGGGCAGGAAGCGGCTGCGGGTCCACCGCGCGCTGTCCGGGGACGTGGGCAGGGTAGCGGTCAGGTGGTCGCCGATCCGGTCGATCAGGGCCGCGACGGTCAGCGACATCAGAAGGCCCTCCGCTTCGGCTGGCCAAGGAAGAAGACGGGCATCGCCGCAACTTTCTGCGACGTGACGCTCGGCTGGTCAGGGTCGATCACTTCGCTGTATCGGATCGAGCGGTAGGCTTCGTGGTAGTCCCGGCGGTAGGCGTCGGCGGTCTTGCCATAGGCGTCGTTCAGACCCGTCGTGAAGGACTGATAGACCCGGTGAAGGGTCAGGGCCAACATCGTCTCGCGGAGGACTGCCGCGGACGGCATCTTCCACGGGTACTGCCCATCAGTGAGAAGCCGGTTCAGGAGCGTCTTCCACGCGTCGTCAAGGAACGTCTGGAAGTTGCTGAGGCTGTGGATCGGCGCCGATCCGTTGGGGTCAAGGGCGGGCTCACGGGCGTACAGGTCGACGTCGGTGACCGGGTTGCGGATGGCGTTGCGGACCAGCGCGGCGTCGGTCTGGATGACCTCGACGACGCTGGACAGGGTCAGCGTCCACTCAATGCGCCAGTCCGCACCGTAGGGCAGACCCGAGGTGGACGCGGCCGGGACCGTGTAGGTGGCGACTGAGCCCACCACCGACCCCGACGCGGCCGCGACCACAGGGGCAGAGGCGGCGGTCCAGATTGACACGACGACAGCGGACGGGGCGACAAGCGCGCCGGACAGGTAGACCGGGCAGGTGATCACCGTGTCCCGGCCCTTCTCGATGAGGATCGGGCCGGCGAACCGGGCCTGATAGGCTGTGCTGCTCACGGGCTACCCTCCGGCGAGCGGGTCACTTGAAGGCGACGACGCGGTACTTCTCGCCGGTCGTGACGGTCACGACGGCGTTGGTCGACGTGTGGGTGCCGTAGGTGACGACGCACGGCCCGCCGGTCAGGTTCGACGGGATCGCGAAAACCAGGGCGGGGGTGGTGCCCAGGCCGTGCGCGGTGTTCTGCGCGGACCCGTTGCCGGTGACCTCATCGCTGAGGAAGACCGACGTGGACGGCATGACCGACGCGCCGACAGTGACCCACGCGCCGCCGATGCGCATGTACAGCGTGTTCGCCGCGGCGCCGTTGGTGCGCAGGTACACCGACCCGTTCGGCTCCGACGCGCTGGGGGCGCCGCTGCCGCTGGTGACGGTGGGGGACGTGGCGACGGTGGCCTCGGTGGCGGCCGTCCAGATCGTCAGTTTGCGGAATGCGGCGCCTACTGCGTCGCGAAAGCGGAGGGGGCCTTTGGGCATGAGGGTCTCCCGCCCGGGGTGTCCGGGCGCGGCTTAGCGCCGCGGGGTGTTGCCGGCGTCCGGCCGGCGCGGGGGCGGCTTTCCGCCCTGTTCGCGGATGTCGATCCGGATGGCGCTCTCGCGGGCCATGTCGGTGGCGCGGTCGGGGCGGACCCCTTCGTTGACCAGCCGACGGGTCATCTCGTCAACGGCGCGGCGGCCGGCGGTGCTCTCACCCATTGGCCACCTCGACAGCGGCGCGGGCCTTGCGGGACCGCTTCAACTGCGCGTCGGCCTCGGCGGCGCGCTGGGCCTTGACCTCGGGGGCGGACGCTTGGGTGGCCCGGCGAAGGGCACGCTCGCCGAGGCGGTCTTCGTAGCGCTGGATCCAATCCTCGGACGGGAAGGGGACGATGCCCTGCTCCATCAGCCACAGGCGCCACTTGCGGAAGAGCTGCTCGTTGGGCTTGGTCAACTGCGCGGCGTGCTTGTTTCCGGGGGCCTTGACGACTTGGACCCACGCCTCAAGGTGGATTGCGCCCTGCGTGCCCTCGTAGCGGCGCAGGTAGCCGGGGGCGCCGTCGGGGGTCAGGCCGCCGGGGCACTGGTGGGGCTGGATCAAGACCTGCCCGCGGGTGAGCAGGTTGGAGGCCAAGTGCGCGATGCCGCCGCCCTTGTCGACGCCGTTGCTGCCGGGGGACACGTCGTGCTTCTGGACCGTTGGCAGGTACACGGGCTCGCCGTCGATCTCGCTGAGTTCGTAGCTCTCGGGCGAGCACGAAAGCAGGAACGCGGGCGAGGGGTCCAGACGGACGCGCTCGGACGTGGTGAGGGAGCCGACGGACTGGCCCGCGATGGGGGCCTCGGCGGCACGGCGTGCGGTGGTGGGCAGGGGCATCGGGGCTCTCCGATGGTGGGTGGACGAAGGGGGGGCGGGTTGATCCGGACCCGCGGCCGGCCCGGCGGACGGGGTGAGCCGTCCGCCGGGTGGCACGCCGATCAGGCGTCGGTCACGATCTTGACAGCGCGGGCGTCCTCAACCATCGCCACGCCGAGGAAGGCGGAGGCGATGACCTTGTTGAGACCGCTGCTGCCGGTGCGCTCGAACTCGACGACGACCGGGGACACGATCTGCGGGTTCAGGCTGCCGCGGAGGGCGGACAGGGGGTGGGTGGCCTCGGCGTACCCGAAGGCGCCGCGGCTCCACATGCACCCCGCGCGGTCGGCGCCGGCGTTGGCCGTCGCGACGCGGTTGTTGGTCCAGAAGTCGACGCCGAGGTAGCTGCCGGCGTAGCCCTTGCCCTTGGCCTCGATCATCGCGGCGGTCGGGGCGCTGAAGGACAGCGCGCCGCCCTCACCGCGGAGGCTGTTCTGCAGGTCACCCATCTGCTGCCCGTGCAACATGCAGTAGAGCTGATCCACGTTGTTCGCGCGGAGCAGGGTCTGCGTCGCGTCGACGATGTCGTCCAGCGTCAGGTCGGCGCCGCTGGTGCCGGTCGACGCGGTGACGCCGCCGAAGAGGCCGACGGTCAGGTCGTTGTGGCGGTTGATGTAGGCCGACACCGCGCTCTGGGCGAGGCGCTCGGTGGACATCGCGCCGCCGAGGGACGACACGAGGAGCTCGTCGCTGACCTCCATCTGGATCGCCTGACGCGCGATGGTCAGGGTGATCTGATCGCTGTCGAGCGCGCTGTTGCTGACGCCGGTTGCCTCACCGGGGGCGGTCATCACGAGGCTGTCCCAGCCGGCGAGGGGGATCGCCAGGACGAGGCTGCCGCGCGAGGCCATCGGCGAGAAGTCGACCAGGGCGGGGGAGCCGCGCAGGTTGAGCAGGCTGTTCAGCTTGGTCAGGATCTCCTGCTCAAGGACGGACGCGACGAGGAAGTCGGACGATGCGGCGAGGATCTCGTTGGCCACGGTGGCCTCCAAATGCGGAAGGGTGGAAGTGCTGTCTCTTCCGGCCTTACGCATTTGTTACACGGCGCGACCGTGGGCCTTCATGGCAAGGGTAGCACAGTGCGCACCGGGGCGCAACTGCGCTGCATCGGGGCTATCGGCGCCCGAGCATCCCGCCCAGAGCGGCGTCGGCGGCCTTGAGGAGCTCGGCGCGGTTGGCGCCGTAGGCGGTCCGGTCAAGGGCCGCGGCAGCCTGCCCGGTCCATCCCGCGGGCGTGGGGGCGGGCGTGGCCGGCGGGGTGGCCCCGGTGTTGGCGGCGGGCAGGGGCGCGGCGCTGCGGGGCGCGGCGGGCTTGGGGGCGGCCTGCGCGGGCGTGGCGGGGGTCTGCCCGGCCGGCGGGGCGGCGGGGGTGCCGGCGGGTGCGGAGGCCGCGGCGGGGGCGTCGGTGAAGTAGCCGGTCAGGGCCTTGGGGCGCGCGGTCGGGTCGGACTTCAGCCCGCCGAGGTAGGCGGCGAAGGTCGGACGGGTGCCGTCCTCGGCGGCCGGGACTTTGTCGTAGAACCAGCGGGCCAAGTCCAGGCCCTCGGGGTCGGTGATGCCTGCGTCGACGCCGGCGCGGAAGGTGTCATGCTCAGAGGTGACCTTGGCCAGCGTGGCGCGCAGCGTCTCCGCCTCGGCGGCGGCGGTCTGCGACGTGGTGAGGTCGACCTTGAGCTTGGCCAGATCGGCCTCAAGCTCTTTGCGCTTGGCGATCTCTTCGTTCAGTCGGGACCGGGGGATCATGTCTGCGGCGTCGGACATCGGGGCTCTCCGATGGTGGGTGGGTCAGGAAGTGCGGGTCTTGCGGGTCAGGCGGGCGATCTGCCGGGTAGCCCATGCGCGGCCATCGTCGCCGCCCCAGAGGAGCCACGCTTGATAGCCGGGACTGTCGACGCCCCAGCCTTCACCCTTCTTGTCGACCTCATGGCGGGCGAAGAAGCTGACCATCCGGCGCAGCGTGGACAGGCTGACAGGTTGCCCGTTGGCAAGCTGCCGGGCGCGAGCGAGGCCGATCTTGGTCCCGCCGCGGTTGGATGGGGTCTGCTTTGCGCGCAGGTCAAGGCCCCGCCGGGCGGCGGCCTGGACGTTGGCGGGAGGGGTGGCGGTCTTAGGCACCGGCGTCCTCCGGGGGTGTGGTGACCGGGTCGTCGGTCTCTTCGTCTTCGGCTTCGTCCTCGGCGGCGGCTTCGTCGATCAGGTCAGCCAAGATCGCGCGGATCTCGGCGGGCGTGGCCCCATCGTCGATTTCGTCAAGCGCGTCCTCGATTGCGTCCCGCAGGCTGTCGCGCTCCATCACGGCCGGCGCGGCGGCCGGGGCGGGTGCGGCGGTGCGGCGGCCGGGGGCGGGCTGCGCGGGCGCCGTGGCGACCGGCATCGGCACGGGCGGCGGGGCGGCCTCGGCGGCGATCTCGCGGACGCGGCGCTCGGCGACGTCCAGCGGCACGTCGTGGAGTGCGGCGTAGGCTTCGGCCTTGTCGTAGAAGCCCGCCGACAGGAGCGACAGGACGTGCTCCCGGTGGGCCTTGAGCTCGTCGGGGCTGCGTGGGATGCGGGGGTAGGTCAGCGCGTAGCCGCCTTCGGGGTAGCGGTAGCGGGGCGGGATCGGCGCGCCTTCGGCTTCGGCGGCGAGCTCGACCGCGTCGCTGTAGCGGTTGAGCAGGATGGCGCAGAGGCGGACAAGACGCTGGTCTGCGGCCTCGAAGATCGCCTGATAGCGGCGCTGCAGCTCGCGCTTGCCTTCGTTGGTCAGCGCGATGGCGGCGCCGCTGCGTGCGTTGCCGGACAGTCGTTGGACGTCGGACGGGCTGATGCCGGCGCTCTCCATGAGCGCGCTGATCAGGTTGCCCAAGACTTGCTCTTGCACGGCGATGTCGCCGCCCGCCGCGAACTGGCCCGCGCTGGGCTGGCCAGTGAAGCCGGGGAGGACGTCGACCATCAGGACCGACGTGGGGTCGGCGGGGATGTAGGACCGCCGCTGGCCCTCTTCGGTGGCCATCGTGACAGCGGCGCCGGCGGGGACGCCGCCGATCAGGTACTTCTGCGGCCAGCTTGCATCGGCGAAGGTGTGCAGAAGGAAGCCGTGGAGCACGCCGCAGGTCAGCGTGCCGTCGACGATCTCTTGCCAGTCGAAGGGATCGAAGAGACGGTCCCCGTTCGGGGCGGCGTGGTAGATCACATAGGGCAGGACCGGCGTTCCTTCCGGGGTCTGCCCGGTGCGCTCGGCCTGCGCGATCTGCCGGACGGTGGGGGTCGCGCGCCACGGGTAGTCCGCGCCGGTCATCGTGCGGCCGTAGATCGCCGTCGTCATGTCGGCGCCCAGGCCCCACGATCCGGGGGTCGGGTTTGGCGCGTAAAGGCAGACAGCATGGTACGGCTGCGGGCCGGTCAGGTCGTAGACGTCGACGGTCCACGTCTGGTCACCGACCGTCACCCCGCCGATCACGCCGCGCTCGCGGAGGTAGGTGGTGGAGCGCAGGCGGAGCTCTTCGATGCGCGCGGGCTGGTCCGGGGTGCCCTCGGCGGCGCGGGCGATGACGAGGTCTGGATAGACGGCGCGCACGCGCAGGCTTCCGCTGTCAGGGTTGACAGCGGCGTGGACAAACATCTCGCGGAGGCCAAGGGTGTACTGTTGGACGCGCTGCATCATCGGCCACAGGCCGCTTTCGGTCAGGGCGCGGGTCAGGTTGCGCAGGTCGGCGGCGGTCGCGGTGGCGTGCTGCACGCCCGGCGGGGAGTCGTAGAGAACCGACAGGGCGCGGCAGACGGCCTTGAAGGGGTTGATGCTGAGGCTGGGGTCCGCTTGCATCGATGCGCGGGCGATGCCAAGGACGGCAGCCTCGCGTTCGGCCAACAGGCGCGCCCAGGTGCCCTCCAGCATGGAGCGGCGGGCGCGGGTCGCGCGGATGCGCTGGTATTCGACGTCGCCGGCGGGGAGCGGGATGCTGCGCTGGGCGGCATCGGCGGCGAGTGCGGCGTTGGTGACAGCGTCCACGGGTAGCCCTCGGCGTCAGTGTAGCACGGCGGCGCGGTCAGTGCAGGTAGGCGATCCGATAGCTATCCGCAAGCGGGCCGGACGGGTACAGCGTCGCGCCGTCGGGGCTCACGGTCCAGTCGTTGGCTTCGCACAGGTCCGGGGTGTCGTCGTCGCTGTCGGTGTCGCGGCAGCCGTACAGGCTGACCAGCGGGCCCGGCAGGGGGAGCGCGGGGGGCTCGGGGCTGATGACGGGGATGACGACGATGGCCACGGTCGGGGCGTCGGCTGGGGCGTCGGCGGGGGCCGTGTCGCCGGCGCGGTCGGTGTCGTCGGGGCCGCAGGCGGGCAGGGCCAAGGCGAAGAAGGCGGCGCGGCGGGCGCGGGCGATGAAGCGGCGGGGCATGCGTTACCTCGGGGTTGCGTCAAGGCGGGGGACGTGGACGATGCGGCGGCCTTCGAAGACGCTGTCATTGAGACTGTAGCGCAGCGCGTCGATCACGTCCTTGCCCGGGTGCTTTGGGTGGCCGTCGAACTCTTGGAGGGCCTTGATCAGCGTGCGGCAGGACTCGTGAACGGTGAACTGCCCACGGTGGAGTAGGCGCTGGTTCAGGTACTTATAGCCCAAGTCGACGCTGCCTTGTGCGCGACCTTGGCCGGTCTTGACCTGCTGGAACTCGTTTCGCTTGGTGACGACGCGCGAGGCGCCGCGCTTCTTGCGTTCGAGCACCTTGCGGATCGCGGCGATCAAGTCGGTGTTGCCTTTGCTGCGGTACACGCTGTCCGTGGTCGTCTTGTCGCCCCATGCGCTGTCGACGTGCGACCAGTCCAGCGACCACCGCGCCAGCATTGCAAGGATGCCCTCGGCGTCGGCCTCGACGGTTTGGTCGGCGCCGCCGATGTACTCGGCCGCGACGAAGACGCGGTCTTGGCCGTCGGGTTGCTTCAGCACGAAGGACAGCACGGCGCACTCTTTGCCGACGAGCTCGCCGTGGTCGACGCCGACGCATACGCGCCAGTCTTCGCCGGGGCCCGACGCGAAGGTGCCGACGACGTGTTCCATTGGGCTGAATCGCTCGAAGACTTGGCCGGTGGTGCGGGGATTCCACTCGCCGTGGATGGTGACCGGGTTCTCGAAGGGGTCGCCCTCTTCTTCCAACTGCTTGATGAAGGCGCCGTCCAGCACAGTCCCGTCGTCAAGCCGCAGGGGTTCGCGCGCGCCGACGGGGATGAAGGACTCAGGCCGCAGGGGCTCCCAGATGTCTTGGATCACGGGTGGGGACTTCTCGGTCAGCGCTTGGAGCCAATCCATCGGGCCCGCGTTGATCGGCGTCAGGGACATCAACATCACGCCGCCGCGGCGCATCAGGCGCTTGTTGGCCTCGTGAAAGACGCGCTGTGGCGGGGGCTCGTCGAAGAGGACAAGGTCAAGCGTAGCGCCCGCGAAGGCGATGGGGTCTTGGCCTGTGGTCATGAACTTGACGCGGCTGCCGTTCTTGAAGACGGCCTCGCGGGCCTCGTTTCGGAAGCCGGCGCCCGGGTCGAAGCGGTCAAGGTTGGTCAGCACGCCGTCGGGGAGCAGGTCGACGAACTTCTGTTGGATCGGGATGGACTGGTCAACGCGGGCGCAGACGACCCAACAGCGGATCGGAGGGCGCCGGACGGCGAGGTGCGGGTGCCGCCCGAGGCAGCGGCAGATGACCTCGTAGAGCGCGACGGTGGTCTTGCCGCTGTGCTGGTTGCCTGCCCTGATCAGCTTGCGGCGGGTGCGGTCCCGCAGGAACCGGTCTTGGCGCGGGAGCCATCGGATGTAGCCGCCAGGGTTTCGGCGGACCTTGGCCGCCATGCGCTCTGTGGCGGCCGCTGTGGCCTCCAGGGCCGCGAGCAGCGTCGCGCGTGTGTGTGGAGCCGTAGGCGGAGCGGGCGCGGCCGTGGGCCCCTGTGGCGCGGCATGCGTGGTCATTCGCCGCCCAGTGGTTCGATGGGGCTGCCGTCCGCGTAGGTGGCCGGCAGGTGGAGGCGCGCCGCAAGCTGCCGCAGGGCCTCGACTGCCAAGGCGCGGGGGAGCGCGGCCAGCGGGTCGACGGCGGCGGCGATCAGGTGCGCGTCCGGGGTGCTCTCGTCTGCCTCGCGCTCGGCGGCGGTGGCGGCGCCGCGCTCTTCCTCTTCGGCGCGCTCTTGCTCCTTGAGAAGCCGCTCGGCGGCGATGAAACTGCCCTTGGCGATTGCGAGCCCGACCATCCGCTTGAGTTGTTCGGACTTCGGGCGCCGGGCCCACGTCTCCGCCTCGGCGGCCAGGGTGGCCTCCGCCTCAAGCGCTTGGGCAGCCTTCAACGCCGCGACAGCCGGCCCGAAGTCGGCGGACGCGCGCGCTTCGTCGGCGACCTCTTGGAGCTGGGCGTGGCGGGGCGTTGTCAGGGTTGATCCCGGTTTTTTTCAGGGGGTGCGGAAGCGGACTCCTCCCTT